AGCTATCACGCGGCAGTGATCCGGATCGTGAACAGTTGGCCCTCCTGGTGGCGGATGTGAATGCCCAGGATCATATTGCGGCGATGCTGGCTGCTGGAGACGATGAGAATCTGGCTGACCTGGTACTAATGGCCAGCGGTGACAAACTGAGCGCACTGGATGAGGCTGTTTCGAATATTGGCGATGCAGGCAGTGACGCACTGGAGCGTTGGGGGGTGAAAGTTGGGGATATCTGGCGGGCCGGCGACCAGGTGATGGTTTGCGGGGATTGCCATGATCCGCAGTTGTGGCGTTCTGCGTTGGACGTTCTGGGGAAGACTGAGCTTGCTATGGCTTTCACCTCACCACCCTACGCGGAGCAGCGTAAGGAGAGCTATGGCGGTGTGCCAGAGGGGGAGTACGTCGAGTGGTTTGACGGGGTGCAGGCGGCAGTCAGGCAGGTACTGGCGCAGGACGGTTCGTTCTTCATAAACATAAATCCGCACTGTTCCAGGGGGGAGCGGGTGCTGTATGTTCTCGACCTGGTGCTGGCCATGAAGCGTGCGTGGGGGTGGCGTTTCGTCGATGAGTTGATCTGGCAGAAGCCAGGCCTGCCATGAAAATTGGAGGGGCGCTTCAAAAACTGCTTTGAGCCGGTCTATTGGTTCTCTGCAGGCGAGCACGTTTCTGTTTATCTGGCCGGGGTAGCTGATGGGGAGGAGTACGACTTTAATCTGGAGTCGGTCTTTGTTCAGGAGGCGGGGTCTACGTTTCACTTCTCCGTCGATGAGCGGATCAAGTTTCACCCTCGCGCCGGTGGGTGGGTATCTGAGCGGGTACGGCAATATAACCCGCTTGGCAAATCGTGGAATCCCAAGACCGGAAACGTCCAGGCGACAGGGCGGATGGTGCATGGGGTTGCGCTTCCAGGAAACGTGATAAAGTTACAGGTAAACCAGGAGGCACTCGCCCACTCGGCGGTGTTCCCTGTGGCGTTGCCGGCGTTCTACGTGCGTGTTTTCAGCGAGGAGGGTGACGTCATTGGAGATCCATTCTGCGGTTCTGGGACGTCACTGCTGGCGGCGCAGCAGTTGGGGAGGATGGGAGTCGGGATCGAGATTCTTCCACAGCACGTTGCTGTGGCGTTAGACCGGTTCGAGTCGTTAGGGATAAAGGGTGAGCGCATAGGAGGTGGGTAATGGCTGATAAGGGTATTAAGCGTGCGGAGGCGTTTGCAGATATCACCACGCAGTCGCAGTTCGTTTGGGATGATGAGTGCCTATCTGGCATTGTCGCGGCGCGGCAGTACCGGAAGATGCGCCGGGAAGACCCAACGTGCGCGTCGATGTTTCTCGCGTTGTCTCTGCCGATCCGGCTTGCTACGTGGCAGTGCGTCGACGATAACGAAGAGGCCGCGGAGTTTGTCTGGCAGCGGTTCACGGAGGACTTATCTTTTCCTGATCTTATTGCGGATATCACCACGTTCTTTGTCTATGGGTGGTCCTATCATGGGATGGTCCTGCAGCGTCTTCCTGATGGTGCGGTTGGATTTGCGAAGATTAAGCAGATACCGCAGTGGTCCTTATCGCGGTGGGAGATCGATGACGATGGGGATATTGCGGGATTGTGGTATTTCACGGATAAAGGTGACGCGTTCTGTGACCTCGGGCGGGCGCTCCTATTCCGAACGTCCAGGGAGGGGGATAATCCGGAGGGCGAGTCGGTCTATCGTCCTGCGGTGCGTCCATTCAAGTACAAATGGCGCCTTGAGCAGACGGAGGGTTTAGGTCTTTTCAGGCGGTGGGCCGGATTCCCGATCGTAACGCTGCCATCGGGGGCATCGACCAAGCTGGAGCTTGGCGACAGTTCTGACGAGAAACGTGCCGAGGAGATCATCGAAAAGATTTACAAGGATGAGCTAATGGGGGCCGTGCTTCCTGCGGGGTGGTCACTCACGATGGGAGGGCCTGAGGGAGCCATCGACACGACGATGTCGGATACTATCATGCGGAAAGACGCAGAGATGGTGCGTGCAGTGCTGGCGCAGTTCCTCATGATGGGCATGCGTAAAGTCGGGACGGAGGCGCTGTCCAAAACGCTGCAGGAGACTTTTGAGCTTTCTGTGGAGGCGTTTCTTGGCATTATTGCGGATGAGTTGAACAAGTACGCGGTTCCGTTCTTGATGCGTTTTAATCCGCAGTTCGGGGACGCCATGCCGCGTCTGGTTCCAGGTTCGATTAAGAGCGTCGATCTGGAGGCCGTTGCTCCTTATCTGAAGACAATGTACGATGTGGGCATGTTGAGTCCTGACATGACCACAGAGAATTTCCTGAGATCGTTGGTCCCAGGCATGCCGATGGCAGACACCACGAGCGTTTCGGATGAGTCTGGCGGAGAGGCTGAGGCTGGCGGGGGTGACGATGATGTCTCGGAGGCATCCTTCAGTGTGGGGAGGTTCTCCAGTGGTGATAAACGGCACACCGCTTTTGTCTCTGCGGCAGACAAAAGCAAGGCAAAACTACACCGAGTTCTAGAGCAGTGGGCTAATAATTCCGCGTGGCTGGACGATCTTCCTCCTGATGCATCTGAGCCGGAGTTGCGGGAGAAACTCGACGACCACATTCTGGCGGGGTTGCTCCTGTTCCGCGAGGCCGGCATGGCGGATATCATTGGAGCGTACTGGCTTGGGTTCGGTGGTGTCGGCGGTGGTGGCACTGAGAGCCTGGTGGCGATTGAAAACGAGGGACGGACGTTTGACAGTTACATCGGTTACGATTCTGGAATGGTGGAGCGGGTGAATCCTGCGGGGGGTGGCACTCTGTTTGGTGATATCGCCGGCGATCTGGAGGGGCAGATCTACGCCATTCTGCTGATGCTAAAAGATGGGCGCCGGAGTGGAATCCCGCAGTTGATTCATGATGTGGTCTATGGAGCTACCCAGGGCTTCTCGCGGGCCGATCTGTATGCCGGCAGCACATGGCACTCTGCGTGGGCCGGCGCGGTTAATGCGCACCAGTGGGGTCCTGATGCAAACGTGCCAGTGATGTGGGTACTCGATCCGTTTGCCAGGCATAGTCGGCAGTGTCCTATTTTTGCGGGAGAGTATCCGTCGATGCAGGCGCTCCTGATCAGGACAAATGGAATCTTGCCAGGCCAGGGGACGGATTGTGATGGTAACTGCAGGTGCGGGCTTAAGAAAAAGCTGCCATCTGGGGGATGGACATGGCTGTGAGCCGGCATAGTGTTGTTGTCTGCGGGCGGGCCGTGATAGCGTTCCTGAATCGTATCTTGGGACTGCCGGCAGGCGTGTACCTGGTGGTGGTGATCAAGAGCGGCACAGGCGCAGACGGGGTTGTCGCGTGGTCAGTCACTGAAGGAAAGCTGGAGGGGTATGATCTGGAGACCAGTGGTGGGGACGCGGGTGGTTCTGTGTTACCGTGAGTCGCTGCGGCGAGTCATGGCTTTGCATGGCCAGTGTGGTGTTGTTCAGGCTGTCGGTTGTGGTCCAGGGCCCATAAACTGCGCGATCGTTCTGGATGCTGGCGCGACTGTCGTCGTTCCGAGAGGGAATCTGCGAGCGGTGGGATAAAAAAAGGAGGAGGGTGTGTCCCTCCTCCTTTTTCGTTTCGTGGCTATCGTAGCTTCACCAGGTCCGAGAAAGCGGCTAAAAAGTCCAGTTGGGCTTGGCTGAGGTAGTTCAGGGTTTCTCTGGTTATCTTGTAGTAAGGTGAGCCGCAGAGTGCCAGTGCCAGGTCGATCAGGCGGTTCGCTGCGTCGTTGCTCAGGTTCCGTGTGGCTTGTTCGTAGAGGTGGTTGTTGTAGTGTGCGTTGTAGAGTTTCATGGCCACTGCGTGCTGTAGGTCACTGCCCTTGTGGACGATCTGCTCGATGCGTGCTTCGCGCTGCTTTTGTGCTTCTGTCTTTGCGTTCATGGTTCTCTGTTCTCCTGTTCTCTGGTTTTGTCTTACATCTTCTATACTATCACAAGTTTCGAAACTTGTCAAGTGGCAGAGTTCATGGTTGACAGTCATGGTGCTTTCTGCTATACTGTGAATGTCAGAGTTTCTATCGCCCAGGAACAATGAAACACGGGCAGGCCTCGCACAGGCCTGCCCGTGTTTTTTATTCTATAAGGAGGGGGTATGAGCGATGTGGCGCTAAATTTTCAGGTTGATCTTTTTTCCGCTTCGAATGATGGCAGCGCGGCAGAGCGCGTCCTGCGTGGCGATCCTATAGTCGTAATCCCCAAGGTTACCTTTACTCGCGGGGGTGAGGTGCGGTCCATCGACGACCAGGTTGTTGCTGAGTTCGTGGATAACTATGAACACCGGTTGGAGCGTGGTATCCGGCGCTCCAGGGTTGCTGTCGATGTTGATCATGACGGTAAGGCGGTAGGATGGTACAGAGACGTCATGGTTCTGCCAGGCGGTGTCGGGGCGACTTTCCAATTCACAAAGCGTGGGCGAGAAGCGTTGGAGTCTGGGGAGTATGCCTATTTTTCTCCTACGGTTTATTGGAATATGCAGGATGGGATAACCGGTAAACCGGTCAGGAATCAGATAGCTGGCGGCGCAATCACAAATTATCCGTTCTTTGGTGAGGAGACAGCGCTTTTTGCCACACTGGCCGCGGATGCGCCGGTGTGGTTTGCTGTTACTAAGACGGAAGAGGGGGAGCAGTATCCGGCGCGAGCTTACCTGGTTGTCGAAGATCCAGAGAGTCCGTCGACGTGGCATCTGCGAGTGATGAGTTGGCAGGATGGTACTCTGGCGTATGACCATAATCTGATGGGAGCGGCTAATGCCGCATTGACTTCCCCCGGTGGTCATCGTGGTAATCGGTATCAGGGCCCTCAGCATGATGAGGCGGTTTCCAAGCTGCAGAAGATCTACGAGCAGGAGGGCCTCGAGTTTAATTCTATAGGAGGTGTTGGGATGAGTGGTGAAGGTGAGCATGATTCAGAGGATATGGTTCGCACTCTGTTTTCTGGCCTTTTGAGTCTGGGGCGGAAACGTGGCGAATCCGAGCAGGGTGGTGCTGCTGCTCCTGCTGGCGGAGAGGATTTAAGTGCCCCGCCTGCGGAAAATCACAGCGCTGAGATTGCGAAGCTGGCCGGCGACCTCAAGGCTTTACAGGATGCTTTCTCTGCATTGCAGGCGGAGCGGGATGGCCTGAAGTCAAGTCTGGACAGCGTGGTTACAGCGCGTGCATCTGAGCAGATGACGGCATTGGTGGCGCAGAAGTTTAGCCACATTCCAGGGAAATCTGGCGATCTGGCAGAGCAGCTTCAGTGGCTGAAAGGCACAGATGAGGCCCGCTTCGCGTTCTTCGCCGGCATTCTGGAGACTGCAGATGCTGCACTGGCACAGTCGTTTCGGGATGTGCCTGTGTCTGTCGGTGGTGACGCCGGCGCCGCGATCAATAGCCTGGTATCTGCCTACATGGCAGAGCACCAGGGTGTTGAATACTCGGATGCGTTAGGTGCTGTCGTGCGTGAGCACCCTGAGCTTTATGCTCAGTACACCAAAGCGGTATAAGGAGGGATATGATGGCTGCTGTACCTGGAAATCAAATTCTGGCCAGTGTCGAGGCTGGAGCAGATCTGTCGAATTACGCCCTGCACTTTGTGAAATTTTCAGGGGGTAAGATCGTACCCTGCAGTGCCGCCACTGATGTTCCTATGGGTGTGCTGCAGGAGGGTGTGCCGAGCGGACGCATGGGCGAGGTTATCGTTGTCGGGTTTACCCTGGTCGAGGCCGGCGCGGCTATCACGTCTGGTGCGCTCATTGGCACTGGAGCTACTGCGAAAGCAGACGCCAAGACGCCGGGGACGGATACCACGGAGTATGTTGTTGGCACTCTGTGGGAGGATGCTGCTGCATCTGGCGACCTGGTGCTGGCTGTGGTAGATTGTGCAGCCCCTCATCGGGCGAGCTAACTTGGAGGTGAGTCATGGCTGAGTTTCCTGGATCGAATGACGTGCATGTAGATGCACTATTGACGAATATTTCAGTCGGGTACAAAAATCTGGCATATCTGGCAGAGCGGTTGTTCCCGGTCGTCCTGGTGCAAAAGCGCAGCGACATTATTCCGAAATTCCGAAAGTCCGATTGGTTTCGGGATCAGGCTAAGGAATTGACCGAGCGAGAGGCTGCGCCGGTGGGTGGGTACAACGTCGACCTCGACGATACGTACTACTGCCGTGAGTACGGCATGGGGCACTTTATCAGTGACGCCCGGCGTGCGAATACTGACACGCCTCTGGATGCGGATCGTTACGGTACGGAGTTCGTCACTGACAAGTTGCTCCTGCGGAAAGAGCGCCAGTTCGCCAGTAAATTCTGGAAGACCGGCGTTTGGGGGACTGACAAATCTGGCGGAGTTGACTTCACTAAGTGGAGCGAATACGCCACATCCCATCCTATCACTGATCTGCGTGCCTACGTGCGTGCGGTGCGTCAGGCTACCGGTGGACTGAATCCCAATAAGTTAGTCTTGGGTGATCTGGTCTTCGATACGTTGGCAGATCATCCAGACATCCTGGAGCGCATTAAGTACGGCGCCGGTGCTGCTGCTCCTGCGACAGTCACTCCCAATCTGATAGCGCAGCTTGTGGGTGTGGAGACGGTCGAGGTTGGCCTGTCAATGTACACCGCCTCGCCCATGGGCACAGATGAATCTTCTGTCGTCTACACGCCTAACTGGGGAAATTCCGCGTTGCTCATGTTCGTTGCGCCGCGTCCCTCCCTGTTCACGCCTTCGGCGGGCTACACCTTCGTGTGGTCTACTGTTCTGGGTGGGCCTCGCTATATCAAGCGCCGCCGTGATCCTGAGTCTGATAAGGGTTGGCTTGTCGAGGGGTACGAGTTCTACGATCAGTGCGGTGTCGCTCCAGACGCCGGCCTGTTCATGTACGAAGCGGCAGAAGAAGGGGTATAAAGATGGCACGTCAGGTTGTAGTCGCCACCAGGGATTTTACCTATGACAAAGAGGTGGGGACGGTCAAACTTGGGCAGGTCTTCACGCTGAAGGGGCAGCCTAATGACCACCTCCTGATCGAGCATGGTTTTGTGCGTGTTGTCGAAAAGTCCCCGGAGACCACGTTTAAATGTGGGACGTGCGGACGCGCTTTTGAGTCCGAGTGGCATCGGGATCGTTGTGGTCGTTCACATGATGTGACTACCCAGGATGCTGCTGCTGCGAAGCGCCAGAAGGCACACGAGCGCGTCATGGCCGTGAGTCAGTGAGGCAATGATGGACGACCTGCAGCGATTGCGTTTGGAGGTTGCTTCTCGCCGGCGTGCGGAGATCAACGAGCTTGCCGGCGTTGGCGATGGTGCAACCACGAAGTTCAAGGTTCAGATGGTTCCGGTGTTCTCGGATACTCTTGAGGTTGTAGCGCGGGATGCTGGAGTTGCCACTCCTGTTCCTCCTGAAGACTACACCGCCGATCTGGACACTGGCGTCCTGACTTTTGTGGAGGCGCCAGATCTGAACGTCGAGGTTCTATGCTCCTACGAATGGAGCGCATTCTCCGATGAAGAGTTGCAGGAAGTCCTGACCGAAACTGGCAGCGTGCTGGCTGCGGCGCTGCGCGTCATTGACTGGATTCTGACGGATCAGGATCGTTTCATGAAATACACGTTAGGCCAGGAGTCGGTTGACCGGACTGCTTCTATCTCTGCGCTGAAAGCCAGACGGTCAGCGTTAGTTGCGAGGTTGTCGTCATCTGCGGTTTCCATAGTGTGTGCGGATACTGCAGAGCGCCGGGCGGATATGTCGCCATTCCTGGAGGGTAACTGTGGGCGGTAGAATCTCTGCCGTTGCACTCGCGCCGGGGCGTCAGCAGATCCGCACTGATCAGACGCGTTCTGTTACTCTGTGGCGTGGTGAGGTGCAGGTGTGTGGGTTCACCACGCGGGTGGCGATGGCAGATAATCGCACCGCTGGAGTGGAATCTGCAGAGGTCCAGGGGACCTCTGCAGGGCTTTTCTACACGATGCTGGCTGCGCATGGAGTCGTTATTCCAGACGATGAGGTTTGGAGCGGTGACGTGCGGTGGCGGGTTGTCTCGGTGCGTGATGCTGTCGGTATCGATCAGGTCATCATGAAATTGCTACAATAGGAGGGATACTACATGAAGGGGTACATGAGTCTTGGGTTGAGTGTTGTTCTGGCGTTGGTCCTGCTGGCTGTGGCGCTGCTTATGCCGGCCTCGCAGGCTGCGCCTGTGGCTGCTGATGCGGTCATCGGGTCGTCTGTGGTGACGATGCTGGATGGAGATACCGTCACTGCGACCACGTACAGCGCTGGGTTTCTGTCGCTAAATTACGCGCATGCGCAGGTTCAGGCTATCTCTGGTGGGGCGATTACTACTACTGGTTTGGTCACGGTGACGCCACAGTTCTCAAATCAGCCTGTTTCGTGCGGTTCTGTCACTTCATGGTTCAATGCGGCCACTACTACTGTCGTTACTGGCCCCGGGTCGTCCGGAGCAGAGTACACCATTCTGGGGCGATGCATGCGGGTAAAGGTCGAGTCCACCGCGTCAGCGTTCACGCCCACTGTCTACACCCGTTTCGTGAATAAGTGAGGCCGGCATGGACGTGATCAGAAACGGGCAGGTGGTTTGGTCATTTGAGCCATTCCGTGTGGCACTTGACCATATCATGACCAATCGGCGCAGCCGGCAGCCGCAGGTTGTCCCAGGCGATATCCTGAAATCCGCAGCCGGCGTTGTGGGCCGAGTCGTTACCATAACTCCTGCGGCTTTTCAGCGGTGGGTTATAGCGATTGAGCCTCCTGCGGTGGAGCCGAGACGCCCAGTGGCTGATGTTCCTGCTGCTGTCCCTGATCGATCTGAGCCAGATGCACTCGCGGAGTTATGCGGGCCCCGGGTGGCTGAGATCCTCCACGAGCAGGGGTTCGATTCCGTTGACGATCTGCGGAGGTTCGTAGCTGCTGGCGGCGATATCTCTCAGTACAAGGGAATCGGCGCCAAGGCTGCGGAGCGGATCAGGGTAGAGCTTCTCGCGCAGGAGGTTGAGGAGTGACGTCTTACAGTGACCTCGCTGAATGGGCTATGGCCATGCTGTGTGCAGACACAGCGGGCTTGCTGCCCTGTTTGGTGAAGGGTAAGGATGGGGTCTTCCAATCTGGAGACCTGACACCCAAGGCTGTAGACGATGCGCAGGCGGCGAGGAAGCGGAGCGAGGGTTCTGGGGCACTGGCGGTTCTGGTGATGGATGTTGGTGAAGATATCAGCCAGACCTCAGATGCGTCTTTGTGGGTTTTTGTCTATGACCGTGGTGGGTATGACAATATTCGAGCGGCGCGGGATGCGGTCATTGCGTGCCTCGGATGGAAGTCGGTATGCCTCAATCGCGGAGGTACGTGCCTGGTTCGGTTCGTTTCGCGTACTGGCCATGAGCACTTTGACAAATTTGATCTTGACTATGAGCGGATAGAATTCCGTGCTGCGATTACTGCAGAAGAGACTAAATACTGACGGAGGTGTATCATGAGTGTTGGGTATAAGGCATCTGGGGCGGGTATCCGCCACGTACAGATTGTTCCGTTGGACGACAGCTTGCTGCCGCTTTTCTCTGGGACGCCGGGAGCCACCGCAGACGGTGGGCATGTTCTGTCTCTGGCGCGAGCTTTCACGCCCACTTTTCCTGATCCTACGATTGTCAATCACGTAGGCGATGATGTGATTGGCGGGGTGACCATGCTCCCGGCCACAGAGGGGATGACCTTCGAGTTGCGGACTGGCATGACGAATCTCTCAGTGGATGCAGCGCTGTCTGGTACTGAGGCGTTTGCACTTGGGGATTCTGTCGCCCATGTTGTCGGTACAGAGAAAGTTGGGCTTTTGCCAGATGTGGGACTTATTGTGTACCGGCAGGCTACGGATACGGATCAGGCCTCTGCGACCCGTGGCGCTACTCGGTGGGTTTGGGCCATCATTCCGCAGGCGCGGATATCTCTCAAAGGCGGCGCTATGGAAAATGGCGGCGATGATGAGAACACCTACTCTGGCGTTCCGATGGTGGTGAACAAGCACCTGTGGGGTGTTGCTTTCTCCGAGTCTGTCGAGGGATGCATTGAGGGGCAGATGGTTCGGGGGATATCGCATGGACGACCGCGTCTGGCGTGGTGGCAGATTGACGCCACACCCACCCTTGTGTTAACGCTGCCGGCAAATGCTAAGGCAGACCTCGCGGGGACGGGCTTCGATGTTAAGGTGTTTAAGAAGGCCGCGTTGACCGGTGTGGTCACAGATATCACTGCGACCAGCACAATCTCGGCCACCACAGTGACGGTTGTGGGTTGTGTCGAGGATGATCTTGTTATGGCGTTCTACTCCCAGGCCGACTGAGCATGGGCAGGCAGATTGTTCTCGATATCGACGACCACGCTGGCGGGGTGGTTCATATCGTAGTCGGGGAGGCCTCTGCGCTCATCGGTATGAAGCGTGCGATCCTGCGCGGAGTCGCAGAGTCCTATGTCAAAGAGCATGAGGAAGACTTCACCGGCGTGAATGCTTCGGCTTTCAGGCTGCTGGCTACGGCGATCTATCCTTCTCTGGTAGCTGCTTTGGTAGAGGCTGAGAGCGATGGGCTTGGCATCGGGCAAGATATGTCAGTCGAGGCGTTCCTCCAGATTCCTGACTATGTTGAGGCGCAGTGGGAGGATGCTGTCGTCGATCTGAATCCGCACTGGTTCAAGGTTCAGGAGACAGGTGAGTCTCAAAAAAAAAGGAAAGCGAAGCCAGAATAAAACTTCGCCGGCGTCTGATTGAGTACAATGAACGCCTGGAGGAGGCGCATGATCCAGATGCGTTGGAGGACGATGATGCGTGGCGGTTGCACGAGCCGGAGTTGTCGCTGAAAATCTGGCAGATGTGTGAGTCGTTTGACTGGCGCATTCTGCCATTCCCAGGGTCACTCCTGGAGCAGCCTGAGTGGTTCATCGAAGATTCTATGGTGTTAAACTGGATCAATAGGATAGTGCGTCGTGATATGGGCCTCGATAGGAAGCCTAAACAAGGCGGTGAGTTCTAAGGCCCACCGCCTTGTTTGATTACAGGAGGTGCTGCTGTGGCGGGTGTTGATGTAAAGGCCAGGTGCATTGGGTGGGAGCCGTTCTGGGACGGTTTGTGGTGTCTGGCAGACCTCGGCAGGCGGGAGGTGCAGATCCTTGCGGATACAGCGCGGATGGGCATCTATGAGAATTTCGAGAGGGAATCCTCGCCGGATGGGGAGAAGTGGCCGGGGTTAGCGCCATGGACGCAGCGGATCAGGGCTTCTGGGATGGATGAGCGCGGGGTTGCGTTTCGCACTGGCGCCAGGCATCCAATCCTGCGGCGCACCGGTGACCTCATGCAGAGCTTCATAAATCCGTTTCACCCTCGAAATATTACGCGTGTAAATCAGAGCGAGGTGGTGACCTCTATCGAGTTGGGTGCTGAGGACGATCCTAAAACGCCAGGGCGCATTGCGCTGCTTAATGATGGCGGTGTCTCTGACACTGGCCACATCATTCCTCAGCGTGAGTTCATCGGTTTCAGTTCTGTCTCTATGGAGCGGGTCGATAACCAGGCGCGGCAGATCATTCACCAGCGTGTTGATCGTCTGTGAGGCTGCTGTCCGGCTTCTGTATAGCGCTGTGGGCCGTTCTCGCTGCATCTGTGGGTTTATTGTCGGGTTCCGAGTTTACGAGGCACAGCGGGGCGGTTTTGTCGTTCCTGTGGTCTTCTGTGAGCATTCTCGCAAGTATTAAACTTTCGGTAATTAGAGGATGAGTATCAAGCATGTTTCTTGATGTGTTGACCAGAATCCTTGCTTGCTTGACGGCACTCTCGGTGGCCGTTTCGTTCTTTGTGTGTCGTGCGTGGTCTACGGGTGGCGAGGCTGCGGGCTTGGATGAGTGCGATTATTCAGAGCGGTTCATGTTCCTCGATGCGGTTGACGATTCTGGCGGGGTTCCTGACGGGGTGAACGATGGCGGATAAAAAATACAGGTTGCAGATCGAGATCGATGGGCGGCAGGCTGCTGGCGAGGCCGGGAAACTGCGGCAGGCTATCGAGAGCGAGATATCCAAGATTGCGGTGATCCAATTTGACAGTGCTTCGCTGAAGCGAGCATTGGAGGGCATAGGCGGTATCGATATCAGCGGTGCTGTCAGTATCTCTGGCCTCGAGGCGGCTTCTGCTGAGTTGACCGCGATGCGTCAGGCGGCAGAGGCCCCACTCCTGGTATCGGGTACGGTCCAGGTGGCGGGGTTGCGGGATGCTGCTGAATTACTCGCCGGCATGAAGACTGACGCGAGGTCACTCGGACGTGCGCTCTCCAGTGGGCTTGAGGAGCGTTGGGCGCAGGCCAGGGAGCAGTTAGTCGGGTTGCAGCAGGAAATCACCGGCGCAGTCCAGGCGGGCGCAAAGACGAACATTGCAGAGGAGATGCTTGGGGACTTACCAGAGCTTGAGGCCGCGTTGGCTGATGGTGATAAAAAGGCGCTAAACCTGACCATGAAGCTGAAAGAGACGCAGGTCGAGATCGATGAGCTTAACCGGCGCATTGCGGAGCTTGGGACTACGAAGGTTGCACCTCTGGCCGGTGGTCTTATGCATCCTGTGTCAGAGTTGTATGAAGGCTTGATGAATCCTGGTAAAAAGGGAGCGATCACCAGGGTTGTAAATCAGATCGATAAAGAAACGGCAGACCTGCGGGCGGCACTGAAGCGTGCCGAGGAATCCACAAAGAAGGGGATGGGCGAGCAAGTCGCCGCCTTGCGTGCTGCGGCGCAGGAGGCTGATCGTGCGTATGATGAATTCGCAGAGTCGGAGGATCGTCCCTTCATCGGGTCGACAGGTCCACAGACTGAGGAGGCGCGGGCATGGGTGGCACAGCTTTCTGCGTTGGCTGCTGCACGTACCCAGGCATATGACCGGTTGACGGAGGCGGAGAGCCAGGGCCGCTTTGGCATGAATGAAGAGGCGCAGAAGCTGCGGAGCGAGATCCAGAAGCGGCAGACGGAGTTGGAGGCTACCCTCGCCGGTGACAAGGACTTTTGGCGTGAGTGGACTATGGAGTCTGTCTCCCATGTTATCGATGCGCTGCGATCTGATGCGCAGAAGGAGGCAGCGGCAGCCCTTGAGGAGATGGTTGGCCTCGGGGAGAAAAGAGCCGCGGCGATGTCAAAGTTGCGACAGACTGCTGCGGGGTTGCAAAAGGGCGGCGAGGTCGAGCTTCCCAAAGGCGCGAAGGGCACGATGGTGGACTATATCACCGCGGAGCGTGCGTTGGGCAAGGCAGCCGGCGACACCACCGGGGTCCTGATGAAACAGCGGCAGGAGGTCCAGAAGCTGATCAAGGCGATGCAGGATGCTGCGGCAGCGATGCAGGGAGCCACCGGGGTCGAGCGGGCAGCCTATAAGCGTCTGGAGGAGGTTGCGGCGAGTGAGATCCAACGCGGCACGTCTAAAAAGATGGGGGTCGAGGAAGCCGCCGAGATCGAGCGTGATGTTCTGCAGCGGCTTTCTGTCGAAATTGCCAAGACGCAGGAGCAGATCAAGGCCTCGCTGTCTGGGGACGTCACCAGCGGGCAGGTTGCCCAGGCCAATAAGTTAGTTGCCCTCTGGACGAAGATCAAAGATATCCTGGTTGGCCATTCTATCATTCCTGACATGGTTCGGGATATCAACGAGTGGCTTTCGAAGATAGGCGTGGCAGGATTGCCATTCTCGGAGTTCGTCGATGACGCCAAGACTTCAGCGGATCAGGTTGTCATGGCTTTCATGGATATGGCTAAACGGCTACCTACTGAGCAGATCGAGGCGCGGATCGAGTCGTTGACGCAGGAGATGGCGGCGCTCGAGCACGAGGCTAACCAGGTACTCGCTTTGAATATGCGGGGTGTTGGAGCGTCGTCTGAGGTCAGTGCGAAGAGGGCAGCCTGGTGGGATGAGGCGCAGAAGAATGTCCTGCGGCAGTACGGGGACACTGACTTTGTTCGGGGGATGCTGGCGCAGGGGAAGCTACCAAAGGGCTATGGTTTCGCCGGTGAGACGCGGTGGGACAAGGGCTTGACCGGTAAGGCCGGCGAGCGCGAAGAGCGCGGGCGGGAGGTCACTGACGTTTGGTATCAGGCACTCGCCGGTTCCGAGGTCGACGTTTTGAAGCGGTTTTCTGCGGAGGATAATGCGCGACTTGACGCGATCCAGAGACAGCTTCAACAAAAGCAGGCACAGCTTGCCGCGTTAGTCGTGGCGCAGGTTGAGAGCGAGGCGGAGGCCTTGCAGCGATCCATTAAGGCTTTCTCTGCGTCTGGGGCACAGGCGGAGCTTGCTGAGGCTGAGGCGCAGATGGAGGGTGTCGGGGTCCAGATGACCGCGGCTTATGATGAGGCCGGCGATGCGTTAGAGAAACTCGGAGAGACCGTTCAGCAGGAGCGGGAGAAAATCGGACGCCGGGCACTCTCGAAGGGTGGCGCCGCGGGGAGTTCTCTGCTGGCGAAGGACACGGCGCAGGCGCAGAAGCTGGCCGGCGAGCTTGGGTTGTCGTGGGAGGAGGTCGAGCAGCAGATCAGGGATTCTGGCGAGTCTGTCGCGGCGATGGTGGGCAAGCTGCAGGCCATGAAAGTGGCGCAGAAGGCGGCCACCGTCGAGGCGCAAGCGATGGAAAAAGCACAGGCAAAGGCCAGGCAGATGGCCGGCGAGCTTGGGGGACAGTGGGTGCGGAAGGTCGAGGAGGCTGTGGCCGCAGGCCAGACGGTTGACGTCCTGGTGGGGAAGATGGAGCGGTCACTCGCCAAGCGGCAGGCAAAAGAGAAGGGAAAGACGCAGGTAGCGGCGCAGGTGGCGAAGGACACGGCGCAGGCGCAGAAGCTGGCCGGCGAGCTTGGGTTGTCGTGGGAGGAGGTCGAGCAGCAGATCAAAGAGTCGGGTGAGTCTGTCGCGGCGATGGTAGGCAAGCTGGAGGCCATGAAGGCAGCGCAGAAAGAGTCCACCGTCCAGGCTAAGGCGCAGGCAAAGGCGCAGGCAGAAGCCAGGAAGCTGGCGGGCGAGCTTGGGGGAGAATGGGCCGGCGTCGTCGATGCTGAGGTGGCAGCGGGCAGGCCGTTGGATGGGATCATCGGGCAGATGAAGCGGGCCAGCGCGGAGGCGCGATCTGTCAAGAAAGCCACTCAGGACACTGGCCAGGCTTATGGCGGGCTTCTGTCTCGCGTGAAGCTGTTTGCTAACGAGTTGAACAAAGCACGAACACAACAATTCGGAACAGCGGAGCTTATTCGGGACGTTGGGGACGTTGGGCGGACGTTGCAGATGTGGGGGACGGGCTTGACGGGGTCGATAGTGCTGGCGGGGCGGTCCTACCTGGAGTTGGCTGAACAGTCAGACCAGGCCAGTCGCTCCCTACTCCTATCCCGCGAGATGGCGGATTCTCTCACTGATTCCGTGATGGAAATGTCAGCGGATATGGGGCTTCTCGATCCACAGCAGATTGCGTCTGGTACGACGATCTGGGCGCAGGCCACCGGCCAGGCGGTCGAGGCGCAGGCCGATCTGCTGCGCATTATGGAGCAGACTATTCCAATCCAGGCGTTGGCGGTCTTGTCGTCCACTGATGTCGCTACGGTGACGGACGGGACTGCTGCGGCGATCCGGCAGTACGGGTTGCAGCTTGATGAGGCGGATTACGTCACTGCGCTTTTCAACAAGGTAGCTGATGATACGCTGGCTTCGGTTGGCGATATCGCGGAGGCCTTCAAAATGGTAGGGCCCCAGGCGCACTCGATGGGAGAGACCATCGAGTCTACTGCTGCTTTGATGGGCATCATGGCGGATCAGAATGTTCGGGGGTCTACTGCGGGTCGAGCTTATCGTCAGATGCTGCTGTCGCTTACCGATACCACGGATAAGAGCAAGGCAATCCTGCAGCAGACCTTCGGGACTGAGTCGCCGTTTCATGATGCGCAGGGGCAGTTCGTGGGCATGGCTACGGTCGTCGATATGCTGGCTGCGGCCACTGCCGAAATGACCGACGAGGAGAAAGAGTTGGTCATTGCGACCATGTTCACCGCCAATGCTGTACCTGGTATCACGGCGTTGATCGAGGCGCAGACCGATGGCCGGGAGCGTGGTATCAATGTCATGAGGGCGGAGGAGAAACTCCTGCGGGGTGTCATCGATGAGGAGGTTCTGGCCTATGCCCAGTTGAAAAAAGAAACGGATAACACGTCCATTGCCATGATGGGTGCGGTTGATCTGTGGGAGCGGCAGATATCAGACTTCACCGAGTCTGATGTGGCGAAGATCAAGCAGTTAGAGAATCGCTGGAGCGTCTTTTGGATGAAGGTTGGCGAGGATGCGCTGGACTTCGCGTTGCCCGCACTTACTAAGGCCTCGGATGTTCTGGCGCAAATCACGGACATGATCGAGGATCAGCCGGCGATTGGCGGCCTCGCTGCGGTTGGCCTCGGGGCTATCTCTCTCGGCACTTTGCTGTCTGCGATCAGTGGGACAGCGCGGGCGATCCAGACAGGCCGGCTTGTCATCGATGCGGCCCAGAAGGCTTTTGGTGCGCAGGAGGTTGCGGGGCAGAAGTTCGGGATGGATGTCCAGGCTGCCGGCGCGGAGTTTAAGGCCACCGTCGTGGCTGCGGCGCAGGAGGCTGCGGGCATCGAAAAGACGGGAGCCGTCGAGGAGAGCCAGATCGAGAAGGCCAGCGCGGTCGAGGAGGGCCAGATCGAGAAGGCAGCAGCGGCAGAGGCAGCGACAACCACGAAGGCGGGAGCCGGTGGTTTTGCCGGCGCACTCTTTAAGGCCATCATGGCGTATGAGGTGGCTGATCTGGCGGCGCGCAGCATGGGGCAAGAGGGAGCGTTGGGATTCTTCTCCACGAAGGAAGGCCAGACCGCAGGTGCTGCGCGGGTGGCGGAGCTTGGAGGGCAGGACGTGGGGGTCCTGCGTGGTGAGCTTACCCAGGTGCAGACTGATCTGCAGATCCTGCGGAGTTTCGGCGGCCTCCTGGCTCCTGAGTATTGGAAGACCGCGGTGTTCGGCATCGACGATGCTGGCCAGCGTTTAAACGAGCTATTCGGTGGCAGTTGGTGGATGAAGACGTCGACCACGGCCATTGCGGATAAAATCGCGGAGCTTGAGGCGGTCGAGTCTGGGGTCATCGATGCACTGGCGGTGAAATCTGGCGGTGTCGCGGGTGCTGCGGATGTGTGGATGGATGCGATGGGCGGCATGGACAGGGCCGCAGGGCGTGCGTCTGATGGCATCTATGACCTCACCGGCGCTCTTGAGGGTGTGACCGAGCTTACCGAGTCCGAGGTGAAAACTGCGGAGGCCTACATCGATATGTTGGAGGCGCAGGCAGACGCGACCAGCGAGTTCGAGGACAGGATGCGCGATCTTGAATCCTCGCTGCATGCTGATCTGGCGGACATGGCGCGGAATTATAAAAAGAGCCGGAAGGATGAGGAGGCGTCGTTCTATCGGGATCAGGCCGCGGCAGAGGCCGACTTCAGGAAGGAACAGGCGGAGCGGGCGCGGGAGCATGCTGAGGCCCTCGAGGACTTGGAAGAGGAGCATGAATACCGGATGACTGACCTCATTGCGGCGCGGGATGCTGCGGGGGTCTACGAAGAGCAGCGTCAGTACGCGAGGGACGTGGCGGAGGAGCAGGAAAATTACGAAGAGGAAAAGGCGCAGGCTGCGGTCGAGTTCGCTGAGGAGCAGGCGCAGCGTGCTGTCGACCACGCGGCCAAAATGGAGGAATTGCGGGTTCAGTACGAAGAGGAAAAGGCACAGCGTCTGGCGCAGTTCGCGTCTGACCAGGCGCAGGCGCAGGCGGAGCATGCTGCCGAAATGGCCAGGCTGGAGCAGGAGTATTTCGACAAGATCAACAGCGAGGCCGGCTACTTCAAGCTGTCGCAGGAACAACAAAAGACCTACCAGACCGCGATGTTGGCGGATGCGCGGTCGTGGCTTTCCAGCAAGCGGCAGGTGTGGCTGGACTACGTGCGTAATCTTCCGACACCGGGCAGCTATGGCAGCACTGCGGGTCCTGCGAAAAAACCGACTTTTTCAAATTACGCCGGCGCATACCAGGCCGGTGGTTACGTGCGTGAGACCGGAGGCGCACTTGTCCACGCGGGTGAGTTCGTGCTAAATCCTCAAACGGTGGCACAGCTTGAGGCGCACATGGGCCCGTTAAGTCAGGGGCGGGTGCTGGCCGGTGTTGGGGCAGGTGCTGTTAACGTACAGATCCACGCGACTTTCGGTTCTGGTATCTCTGCTGCTGATCGTGGCTGGATCAACGATGCGCTGGCGCAAACGCGGCAGGCTGCGGTTCGTGAGGTTCTCCAGGGCTTAGGGGGGTGATAAATGGCACATGAAAGTTATGAGATTGGCACGTCTGTCGTTGGCCTTGCTCCTGCGGCGAGCGTGTTCGGGCTTACGCCGCGTTCCAGGTACATGCCAGGCGCAGAACGGAAGACGTCATTGTCTGGTAACGTGGTCTATGTCGGCTATGCGCGTTCCGTGTGGGCTTTTGATTACGTCCCTGTGGAGACGTGGGAGGCTGCGATCCAGACCACTCTGGGCTTTTCGTCTGGGCAGTATTCGGGCGAGGTGTACGTCACCACCAGGGATGAATTCGACGTCTTCGGGGTGTTTCATGCGCTGATGCGGCTACCTGCGCCTGACGCGCTCGAGCGATTGGGGTATACTTATCGTGGCATCGAGATCGAGTTCTTGCTCCTGGAGGCTGAATCGTGAATCTGAAAAAATCACGAATCGGGATTTTGCTTGCTCCTACCACGCCGGTGTGGCAGGGTACGGTGACTGCGTATGTCAAAGCGTCTTTTATCCTCGGTTTCACTACCACTTATGGTTCTCTGTCTAATGTTAAAGAGGGTTACCACGTTGTCTGCGGACGTGGCGAGGACGTGCGGATCAGGACTGTGGGGAGCGTTCAGTTTAAACTGGCAGAGAATCCGGTTGACTATCAGCCTGGTGATGTACTGTCTGTGTATCCTGCGCGGGTTCCGTTTCCTCGGTATCAGTTCATCGATGAGGATGGGGTCACTCACAAAGATTACGATATCGATTGGCCAGGCGCAAACGCGGCCATGCCACCGATGTGCTGGCTGTGGACGAAGCCGGCAGACGGCGAGCGATCCGAGGCGATCTGGGGAGCGGTGGGGCAGGAGTTTGCTGTCACTGGAGACGCGTGCTTGGCGATGGTTCCGTCTGGGGGAGATCCACTCTCTTATGCATGGGATGCTGGCAGTGGCGGCGCTATCATGGGTTCTGGCGTCGATGTAACCATTAAGTGGTCGACGCCAGGTTTCCGTTATCTGAAGCTAACGGTGACGGATGCGTTGGGGACGTCTTCCGTGCGGTATATGCCTGTCTGGATAGGCATCGAGCCGTACAAGGGTGTGGAGCGGTGTTCTGCGCGGTGGTCGACCACGCGGGGGTGGACGGTCGATGTTACTTTCTCTATGCCGGATTCATTCCTGCAGCACACTCCTGCGGCCATCGTCGATCTGGATACTGGACGCGTGCTGTTCTTCGGGTTCGTGTTTCCGAGTTCTATCTCCTACGACTTTGAGGCAGTGACCACCAGCATGACCATCGAGGGGGCTTTGTCCTATGCGCAGCACCTCTATTCCTATCCATTCATTCTGACCACGGTCACCACGCCGGATCAATGGGAGGAGTGTACTTCGCTGAGTCTGGAGCGAGCGTTGTGGTTCATGCTGTACTGGCACTCCACTCTCTCTGAGGTGGCGAACGTGGGCCCCGGCACAGCACCAGGTGCGCGGGCGATCCAGGAGCAGACTTTCGCTGCGGGTACGATTGCTACCCAGATCGACAAGCTGGCCGGGGCGGCTTTCCGCGTTGTACGCGGGTACAGGTCAGGCGGGTTCCGAATGGCAGAGAATATTCTCTACCAGGCAGAGACGGTCTTCGATGCATGCCCGTACAATGCTGATCTGAGCAGCCGCGACAGTCTGGTTGATCAGGTAGAGGTCGAGTCTCCTAAACCGAGCGTTGGGGAGATCCAGCTATCGGGTGCGTACAAGTCGGGCAGTTCATGGGCGGTTCTGATCGTAAAGGCGCCGGAGCATCCAATGGCCCATGGTGGTCCGTCTGAAATGACAGAGCTTGCTCCTTTAAACCAGGCGGAGCTTGAGCTTTGGGCGGGCCGGCATATCGCTGTCGAGGACTTGGCTAAACGGTACACGGTCACCACAGTTGTTGACGTCGATCCTGCGGTCGATTACGTTGCTGATCTTCCAGGCTTTATCCGGATTGCTGTGGAAGACGTCACGTTGGAAATGAACGAGGGGACGTGGTGGGGGTGTCGGGTTTCTGGTAGAGAGCGTGGCGAGAGTGCCGGCGTCGTCGTCGTTCCTCCACCTCCCAATGTCGTAATCCCTGAGCCAACAATCCCGGACGTGATTCCTCCGCTATGGCCACCACTCCCTCCGGTAATTTATGAATGGCCCACTCAGGTGTATGTTGCTACCAAGAAGGCCGGTGTGTTTTACGCGGCAGACTTCAGCGGTCCTGATGATATCTCGCAGCCTACTTGGGTAGCGGTGAATGATGGGTTGCCAGACCTGCGGTGTCAGGCGTTCTACTGCGATCCGGTGAATCCTGCAGGGTATCAGTATCTGCATGGCTACGATGCTGCTGGAGATTCCTGCATGTATAGACGCCTCGGGACAGGGAGTTGGTCGTCGATCCTGACAAAGGCGCAGGCCGGCACTCTGACGTCGATGTCGTTTCCTAATTGGTACAGTCTTTATCTTACCCAAAATCGGAGCGTTGCTGGCAGGCTGGAGTGTATCGTCTTCAGCGGGTACGAGGGTCATAAGCTGATCCGGTCAACGGATTATGGCACGTCCTGGAGCCTGGTGGGGAATGTGACCGGTGGGTCGAATGCTTATAATAACTACTACCCGTTTGTGGCTATCGGGGATGTGCTGTACATCCTTAATCGCTGGCCTCTGTACGGTGATGTTGTCTTGCGATCTTTGGACGGTGGCACTACGTGGTCACGGTCCACAGTCAATGTGGGAGGGCTTGCAGGCAGAGCTGTTTCTGCCGCTTTGACCTCCGCAGTCTACTCAAAGAATGGCAGCACAGGAATCGACATGCAGTTGGTGGGGTTCGATGGTGCTGCACATACGGCAATCCAGGACTCTCTCAATTTCTTTAGTGATCCAGGCTATCTCTGGCTTTCTGACGTTGCTGCGAATTGGCAGCGGATCGTGTGCAATTCCAAGCTGTACGAGACTGCTGATTCCTGGACAGGCGTTTCGCTGCTGGCTACCCTGGACCGGACGTACAGCGAGTTGCAGATGCTGTATCCGGACGATGCAGATCGTGAAGACTGGATGGTTCTGGGCATGGCAGGGACGGGAAAGGTAACGGCCAGCTATCCTCACTCGATCTTTGTTCTCGATCTGGCGGAGGGAGCCACCACGACAGGGAAGGCTGGCACGTCACCTGGTGTTTCTCCGTACACCGGCAGTATTCCGTACACCGGTGAGGGCATCTGCCATAATGGCATACAAATCGTTGGGTGATCGAGGTGAAAATGGCAAAGGTAAGGCATGACTTAGAGCGCAGGCGGCGGGAAGTTGCGGATACGTGGAGGCCAAAGGGCAAGCGCTATCACTGCTTGTTGGGGGACTTCTCTGGAAACGTTAGGCCGGCAGATCGTCCATCTGACTTCTATGTGCGTGTTCCCCAGGCGGGGTCGTCCACTTACTCTCTGGCGATCCTGTCTGGAAACGTGCGAGCGATCTATAATCTTCCTGTCGTCGTGGAGGAAGATCCATTGACGCATGAGCAGTACATCGTGGGTGGGGATGCGCTGTTCATAAAGTACGGGGAGGATTCAGGTAATACGCCAGCGCCTCCTGCGGGGCTTGTGAATCATGGGCAGACGCATGGTTGGGGTGGTGATGATCAGATCGATTGGCTGAATACGCTACAGGTCTTCCCATTGCGGGTGCAGCCATCCTCGACGGCCAGGCACGTTGTGGTTCAGGCCGGCATGGCGCCGCTGGACGGTGGATGGGTGGCAGTGACTTCGGCCATCGACGTCGATCTGTCTTCCTACTGGCCATCCACCGGGGGGGTGTACGTGCTACTGTATCTGAGTTCGGCCACCACTGTCGTGGTCGATGTGTGCGGGCTTACGCCGGCCTCGGTGAGCAATCCGCCGCCAGGCAAGTGCGCACTGGCAGCAGTTCGGTTGATGGCCTCTGCTACAGCGGTCACATGGCCTGATATCATCGACATGAGATTCCTCGATAATCTGGCGTATGTGGAGGAGCTTGGCACAGAGGAAAACGACACCACCAGGGTGTTGAAGCCTGACGGGGCCGGCGCGGTCGAGTGGGTTCCCAATGACACGCTGGCTTCTCCTGATGGCGCTGTGTTCGATGTGGTTCAAACGGTGAATGGAGGCGGTGTGATTATCCAGGGTTCCATAACGGTGGCAGATGAAGAGTTGATCGACGGTGTTGATCTGTCGGATCATGACCACAGCGGTGGCGTGGGCATGGGGGTGCAGATCGATGCGCTGCACCTGGTAACGACAGAAATGACTACCACGAAGGTCTTAATGCCGGATGGTGCTGGCGGGGTCGTCTGGGGCACTGGTGGTGGTGGTGGAGCGGTGGAGGACCTCACCACGGTACAGATGATTGACACGGTTATCCTGCGTCCTGATGGCGCGGGTGGTGTCGTCTGGAGCAGCACGATGGAGTTGGGTGCTGCCGCGTCACTGGTAGACTTTCCGCGTGCGCAGGCGGTTGTGTCCCAGGGGAACAGTGGGCACACCTATGATCAGAACATCGGCTTTGTCGGGGAGGCTGCTGCGGATGGGACTTACCAGGCTGTCGGTATCGGCGGCGTGGCTTCCACCTACGGAAGTAAAAACGCGAGGGGTTCTGTCGGTCGTGGCGTTGTAAGTGCGACAGGGGACACCGCCGACAGCATCGGTTTGCAGGGTATCGCAAATGCCACCCATGCCGGTGGCGCAAATATCGCGGTGTCGGCCATAGCTGCGAATGGCGCGACTGACTATGCGTTCTATGGCGTGAGTGGGATTTTGTACAATAGCGGGGTCATCGTTGGAGCAGGAGACGGTCGTTTGGGTGGCGGGCTTTATGTCGGCGGCACTGGCGCTGATCCTGCTACAGGCGACATTATGGCTACGGGTGATGGGCGGTTCGGTGGCGGCCTTTCTATTGGTAGCACTGAAGTAGATCCTGGTGCTGGCGAGATCTGGGCCACAGGGGACGGTCACTTCTCAGGTTCAATTATGACGTTTGGGGGTGGTTTTTTTGCGTATGGTATTGTTGCCGGCCGTGCTGGCGGAGGTATGAATGAAGGGGTAATGGCATTCTACAATGGTGACGACTACATGGGCGATATTTCGTGGATGGTCGATACCACCTGGTTTCGGATTAACAACACCTCCGCTAAAAACATCTATACTCCGCGCATGCTCAGGGCGGACGGTGGCTTGTCTGCCGGTAGCGTTACGGCAGATTCTGGGTGCGTCTATGCCACCTCGGACGGTCGTTTCGGCGGTGGGATTTACGTGGGCGATACTGGCACTGATCCTGCTACCGGTGACGTGGTAGCTACGGCAGACGGGCGGTTTGGTGGCGGGATGTGTGTCGGCAGTTATAGTAACAATCCTGCTACTGGAGAAATTGCTTTTTACAACGGCTCTACTCGCATGGGTGAAATTGCCGGGACCGTCGATACCACCTGGTTACGGATCAACAACACCACAGCGAAGAATATCTATACCCCGCGGATGCTTCGTGCTGATGGCGGGCTTTCTACAGGGAATGTGGCAGCTGCATCTGGGTGTGTTTATGCCACCGTGGACGGTTGTTTCGGTGGCGGGTTGTATGTCGGTAGCACTGGCACTAATCCTGCTACGGGCACGATTACGGCCACTGCTGAGATTGTCTCGAACACCACCGTGAAAGGTACAACAGGGTTTTTGGTTCCTTATACCCCGCAGGGTGTTTCAAGATATGCGCTCGATGCGGCGTGGGGCTCCGGTTATGACGTTGCAAATAATACAGCGGTTGCGATGACTGCGGATAATGGCTTCGCTGGCCTGATTTTGGTAATTGACAATAACTACGGGGCATTGGGAATGTTTTTGCAGGGCGGCGGTACCGTGGTCTTGGTGTCGCAAAGTCAGACCAGGTATTCTGTAGCCGCAGGTACTTCATCCAAGATCAATGTTTACCAGTCTGGCGGACGGATGTACATCGAGAATAAAACGGGTTCAACGGATAACTTTCGCGTTTTCATGCTAAGAATGCGCGGATGGTTCTAAATTTTACGGAGGTGTTTCGATGGAGCTTGTTCTTACGACTTGGGAGCGGGTGATGCTGTGTACCGTCATGAATTCACAGCGGGGTGACGTTGGGGTGATGCGGAAAGCATCGAAGCTGCTTGATGTTCTGGAGCTTTCTGCTGAGGAGCGCAGTGCTATCGGCTACGTCGAATCTGGCCGGGGTGCTGCGTGGCAGGACGATTCCGTCAGCTATCATATTGCGATTCCTGATGGAAACTTGGCGGTGTTCCTGGTTGATCGTGTGAAGGACTACCAGGACTGGTACGATGGACGCAAATCCGCAGCCTTGTTTGATAAACTCGGCATCGAGGATGACGTCCAGGGTGTTCAATCTTAGGGAGGTGTCAGATGCTTCTAAAGGTGCAGTATCGAAAGACGGTTGATTGTGCCGCTTTGGCGGCAGCGGGCTTTGATACGATCAGCTATAATGTGCCATCCAGCGGCACTTCTGGTTTGCGTGCGCTCCTGGATCAGGCGCATGCGCATGGCATGCGGGTGTTCGCATGGCTGGCGCTAGGTGCTGATTACGCACTGCGGCAGAAGTACCCGAATCCTTCAGGGAAGATGGTAGACTTCTCGAATGAGGCAGCCAGGGCAGCGATGGGCAAATGGGCCAGCGCTCTGTTCGCTGCGTTTCCTAAGCTGGACGGTGTCACTCTGGATTATGCCAGGAGCGAGACGACCATCGATGATATTGGCGAATCTTCCGCATTCACGGTGTTCACGTCAGACGCGGTTCGCCGGGTCTACGAGGCTTCTGGGGGTCGTCCACTCTACGCCCATGGCAAGGCTTACATTGACGATTGGAGGCGGTGGTGTCAAGACTGGCCTATGTGGTTAAAGAAGGGCTGGATCAAGAAATTCATGCCGATGTGCTATAAGCCGCTTTCTGATCAGTACGGTGGCTTCCAGCGGCATGTTGAGAGTTGGCTTACTCTCACGACGCAGGATCATATTCTCCCTACGCTGTCCGTGGTCGACACTGCTGTATCTGGAGAGCCGCCTAAGACCGTAGACGTTGTGCGGCAGGAGGCACTGCTGTTCCGTGATACGTTTGGCTATGGCGATGTTGGCGTGTTCGACAATCGGATGAGTGCCGCACAGCGAGCGGTCTTCACGGATGTCTTCGGTGTGCATGCTCCTGATCTGAGCGGTATCGCGTCCAGGATGGAGGCTGCTTCTCTGAGGCTTAAGGCGCTAACGGATGAGTGCCAGGCGTTGTCTGCTGAGGTCTTTTCTATCGCTCAGGCAGTACGTGATGAGTTGTGAGGTGTAGGATGGATTTTGAGCCGGGAGTCATCGAAGTCATAGGGGCCGTTCTCGCTGCAGCCGTGCTTTGGCTGATCAAGGAGAACGGGGAGCGCATTAAGCTGTGGGCGGGTACGCTGGCCAGGAGTGTCCTGTGGGCCGGTGACGACCGGCTTACCGAGGGGGATATCAAGCTGCAGCAGCAGGTTAACGACTTGCTGCTGGAGCTACGGGTGCGTGCTGGCGCGAGCCGTGCGTACATTGACCAGTTCCACAACGGGCAGTGGTTTTCACCACGCGCACCGGTGTGGCGGATGTCAATGACGCATGAGCGCTGTGCGCCGGGTGTGTCGTCTATCGTCGAATCGCAGCGGAATATCCCGGTGTCCACGGTCCTGGACTACGTCAGCTTCCTGTGGTCGTGTGACAGGTGTCCGGACGGGGTTGCAAAAGTACCGGTCGATCCGCCACTGAGTTCCGATGTGTTTGTGTTCGTGATTCCTCAGCTTGCTGAGTCGCAGATTAAGCTGTACTTCATGAATTCTGGGATTCATACGCTGCTAATGACTGCGCTTCGTGATGCGCGGGATCATGAGCACATTGTGGGCCTGGTAGGGATCGACTTCTGTTTTGATGTTGGTTTGGATGGCATTCCGCGTTATGCTGATTGTCTTGCAAAGGCGGCATCCTCTATCGGGATTCTCTTAAGTCAACAAGGGCAAGTCACAAAATGAGAAACTTACTAAAAAATGGCGGGTTTGAAGGTGGCACTTGTCGGGACACGTTCACCGGCGTCAAGTACGGGGAGATCGACGTTCCTGCTGAGTGGGTGGCGTTCTGGAAAGAGGGCGGGGTTCCACTTCCTCACGATCCTGCGAATAAGAACGGGTACAGGCGTCCAGAGTGTAAAGTCATAGCCAGGCAGGCCCCGTTCCTCGATCCGTTGCGGATTGCAGAGGGTAACCAGGCATGGCTGTGCTTCACGTTCTTCGGGATTCATGACGCCGGCTTATATCAGCAGGTGGATGTTGAGCGTGGTGCGAGCTATGCGATGTCGGCAAAAGCACACGCGTGGTCGTCCACCGGGGACAAGGCGAAATTCAGCGATGGTGCGAAGGATGCGGTGGTGTCGATCCTCCAGGGCGACACCACGAATTCAGACCTGCGGAATTTCACGTTCATGGTTGGGGTGGATGTGAATGGTGGCGTCGATCCGTATGATCCAGGTGTTGTCTGGGGACGCGGGGTGCATAACTATAACGGGTTCGGGGCAGTGCCGGAGGTAAAGTTCACGGCACATGCAGACCGCGTCACGGTGTTCCTGCGTGCCGTAGTCCTGTGGCCATTCAAGCACTGCGATTCCTATTGGGATGCTGCGGAGCTTGTACGCCTTGATGCAGGGGAAACGCCGGAAGATCCAGGCCAGGTGGGTGGCTATGCTTACCCGGTGGTCGAGCGGGGTTCGAAGGTGGGGGTGCATGCGATCTATGGCACTGTCATGGATGTTGTGCGCACCGGGGCGAGGCCGGCAGTCGTCAAAGCTGTAGATGACTGGGGGTGGCTGTCTGATCTGCGGTCACTTTCTCCTGACACTATCGTGCTGGCCAGAGCAACATCGAAGGTTGAGGGCTTGCCAGGCTTGAACGAGGGGAAGACGCCGGCGCAGGCTGCTGCTGAGGTCATGGCGGTGATCAGTCGTAAAATCGAAAGAACGCCAGGCGTTGAGCGTGCTATCGATTACTTCGAGCTTTGTAATGAGCCGGACGCCTCGGGGAGGCCTTTGTCCTACTACCAACGTCTGGCGGAGACTATGGTGGCGGCGATGGAGCTTGCGGAAAAGCAAGGCTTGAAGCTGGCGCTGTTCTCCATGAATTGTGGGCGGCCTGAGTTCGCGGAGTGGCAGGCCATCGTCGAGACGGGTGTCTTCGAGCGGATGATCCAGGGCGGTCACATCCTCGCGTTGCATGAGGGGACGTTGCCAGTCGAGGGCCACACATGGGAAGACGCACCGGTTGATCTGTGGCATGGCCAGGGGATTCCCGGTGCGCCGGTTGTGTCCGGTGCAGGCGCACTGGCGATGCGGTATCGGTATCTCTATGAAGGCTTGCTTATCCCCCGGGGAGCGGTCGTTCCGTTGGTGATATCTGAGTTCTACCCAGGGTATGGCCATCCTGCTGCGGAAATGGTAAGGCAGCGGTTCTCCTGGTACGATGCGTTGATCCGGCAGGACTACTATGTGTTGGGAGCCTGTCCGTTCACGTTTGGCCCTACGCCTGACTGGAAGCGGCAGGATTGCGACTTCACGCTGGCCGCGTTGGATGTCTACTGGCGTGCTGAGGCAGAGAAAAAGAACGCCGGCGTTCCTGCGGTGGTCCCAGATCAGCCAGGTATCCCGGACATCGATGCTGCGATAGCGGAGCTTATCGCGGCTTCGCGTGCTGCTGCGGATCAGCTTTCTGCCGATCTGGATGCTGCAATGGACAGGTACAATGTGGTCATGCAGGCGGCAGCGGAAAAGTTCAGGGAGCGCATGAATGGTTAAGATCGACGATCTTCTGTCTATGGGTTCTCCTGCTTCTGTGCGGCAGGTCCTGCTGATCCTCGCGGAGGGTGGCGGATACGTTGGGCAGGTTGAGAGGGTCTTGTCTGCGGCAGACGTCGAGCAGATCCTGCATCCTGCTGTTACTGAGCCTGGTACGGTGGCGGTGGAGGCTGTCGGCCAGTGCTGGCCGGAGTGGAAGTCAAGACTGTACAATGCCAGCGGGGGGACGAAGACGTTTTGTCAGGCGGGGTGTTTGGTCGTCTGTAACTTCATGATTGCGCGATCTGCGGGCTACCAGGGGACGTTGGTGGAGTTCGCTGAGGCGATCCAGAAAGCCGGCGCATTCTCTGGGAATTACTTACAGCATCCGAGCCGGGTGACTGCTGCGGTTCCTGTGATGCGGTGGCGGTACGATGGGTGGTTACCTGGTGGCAATTCTTCGCTGATCCAGCGCAGGAACAAGGCGCTGGAGGTCGACTTGCTCCTGCAGGTGCTGGAGGTGGCGGGTCCTGTAATCGCTGAGGTGGATTACACGCCGCTTGTCACGTCTGACGAATCGTGGCACTTTGTTGTTCTGCTACCTAGTACGTATTCTGCTGATTCAGATCCGCTTCTCGACGACATCATGGTTGCTGATCCGGTCAGCGGGCAGGTGGTGTCTCTGGTCGAGATGTACTATCGGCCAGAGTGGCGGAGCCAGTTGAAGTCTGGGGTCACTCGCGTTGGCCGGACTATCACCGGTTTACGCGTGTACGATACGCGGGTTGGTGTTTAGCGTTGGTGTTTAGCGTCGTCGTCTTGGCGATGCTTTCATAAATCATACGGAGGTGTGTTCCTATGTTCAAGTTTCGAGCTTTCAGTGTTGTTCTGATTGTCGTGGCACTGCTGCTGTCAGTGCCAGCGGTGTTGGCGCAGGGAGAAGGCGGGGATGTGACGGAGGTTCCTGATCTGCAGGACATGCTGCTGCTGCTGTCCACAGGTGGTGGCCTCGGGGTGATCATATCGTGGCTGCTGGAGCACATGGAGAAGTTCCAGGGCTTATCCTCCACTGCGAAGATGGCAGTGGTCTTGCTTGTCAGCATGGTTGTTCCTGTGGCCGCGAATCTGGCGCTGCAGTACGTTCCTCAGTCAGCGTTTGAATTCATCGAGCCGTTATGGAAATCTGCAGGGGCGGGGTTCCTGGTGTTTCTGGCCACCCAGGGGTACTACTTTGCAAAAAAGGCCGCGAGTGCTACAATCAAGGCATAAAATCCCACATGGCGTTGCTGAGTGG